TTTTTTCTGCCCACACAAAATCATATCTGTTACACCAGTCAGCGTAAGTTGTTCGGCTTCCTTTGTATATTCTGTTACGGGCGTTCATAAACACAAACCGAATATCTAAATCTTTGTGTTGTTCTTTTACAAGAACCATCTTTACTCTATCTGCCTTATCAAGATGTCCTTTTGCTTCAATAAATATATTTGTATCGGGTAAATAAAAATCAGGAGTGTACGTTCGTACTTTAGGAACGTAAAGAAACTTCTTTGATTCGTATTCAAATTTTACTTTGTTGTTAGCTAACACTTTTGCTAACTCTAATTCAAACTTTGATCTATATTTTAATCTTTTCATCTCTTTAATTTCATCTGCAAGTTTAATGATTCCATTCGTTTGTTCACGTACCCTGCCAGTTTTAGGGATTGTTTTTCTATTGTAATAAGTTCTTTTGTTAAGGGGTACATCGGTAGGCATACTATCTTTCCGTAGTTTAATGCTTGACTAATTGCTTGAAATTCATTTTCTATTTTTATTATATCCCGTTGTTCAGTACGAGAGGTGAGAGTGCCGTCTTCAGAAAAGTTTTCACGAAGAGTAAGGGGAATACCTCTATCATGTTGACGTAAGAAAACAACATCTCTACCACCCCCCGCTTCTCGGTGGGATTCTATATAGATATGGTACAAATTTTCATTGTACTCCATCAATTCTATTAAATAATTATGTGAATATATAACCGACATTTATGCTGACTTTTTCTTTAATTTTGAATACCACGCTTGAGGTGGATTCTTTGCCCTAGACGTTACCTTATCATGTAACACTGCATCTTTCCAACAATATTTTTTAAACCCACACATATTACAAGGCTTGGGTAACAGTTTGTTTCCTGTCCTGACATCTTCACCCTTATCTCTATAGGTTTCAAATGTATCCTTGTAGGGAACAATAAACTCCTTATCAGGACTAGTTAAAATCTTTATTCTTTTCTTTGCATCTTCTAAATATTCTTTTCTATCTTCATCTTGCCAATCGGGTGCTTCAACCACTGCAACTTCCCCACTAGATTTATTAATTGCTATCCACCCACCAAACGGCAATCCTGTTGCTTCACCGTACAAATGACCCTGCATAATGTACCCAAACGGATCATCTTCTTTTATTTTACTGTACCCACCATATCCTGTGTATTTATATTTAAATGCCCAATCACTTGCGGATTTAATATCCCAAACTTTTTCTTGTCCTAATTCATCTCGTATAATTAAATCAAGTGTTCCTGTAACTTCTGTGCCACCTATATTTAATTTAACTGCTTTTTGTTTTGCAACAATATCTACCCCTGCCTGTTCTAAAATAAGAACGGCTATAGATTCAACAATGTCTCCAAACAAAAATCTAAACAGGAGATTGTATTCTGTCTCTTGCTTGATACCTTGACGTTCAAGGAGTTGCTGACAGATTGGTCTGCCCAATCCTGACATACGTATCTTGTATTCTTTTGTCTTGTTAAGTTGTATAAGAACGGACTCTGTACAGGAATCAGAAAATTCCTTTGTGGCTTCGGGGGGGATATTTACTTCCCCCCTACTTGCCCGTTCCATGTAGTCTTGGATTTTAAGCGTGAGCAACATTGAAGTCGCCTGCCAAGTCATCATCCTTTGCAGGTGAAACTAATTTAACTGCGTCTCTGTATTGGTTCATAATGTTTTCATTATGTGCTTTTACAGTTTCTGCAAACTTCTTCATTAACTCCTTATCATTATCTGTAATATCAGTCTCACTAGATAGAGATGGTACTGGTATCCAAAATGTAACCGAACCTTTTTTCTGTCTTTGTGTTCCTATTTTTATTACACACTTTTGCATAATTTTTCTTTGCTTGGTTAGAGTATTTATAAAAGAACTTATTGGTATAAATCCCGAACGTTTAAAATAAGCAACCACTGGGTGTCCTTCAACTTTGACTTTATCTCCGTTGCCTTTTACAAAGTCACCACTCGCTATCCCGTAAATAACTTGATTACAAACTGCGGAACGTGATTTAAGTCTTAGTGGATCATCTTCACCCAGTTTCTCTTCTTCGACTGCGACTAATCTACCACACTTACTTCCACCTTCTGTGTCGGGAAAATCACCTGTCATATTAGGCTTCTGTACAGACTTACAACTAAAGATGCCTTCTTCTGCGTTAAACTGACTCCACTCAAATGTTCTCAAAATGGGTCTCAAGTATACTTCTTTTGTATAAATATATTCGCCATCATAAAACATTTTCCAGTCACCTCTTGTCAGAGTTTTACCATCTTCTGTTTCTGTGTCGTAATTAATATTTAGTCTTGACAATCCTTCTCTGCGATCACCACCTGAACTCCTTCGTCCAGTCGCTTGCATTAAAGCATCGTTGTCGTCTGCACTGAAAGCATCAACAATGTTGTTCATTTCAGTGTCTATCGTTTGTAAATTATTATCCATATTTTTTTCCTTTTCCTAGATAATTAAGGTTTATGTAATTTGAGACTACAAATTAACTTCAACTAAGTCAAGCCAATTCTTACCTATTTTTAATTCTATGCCAACTGGCATGTCATACTCGACCCCATACCTGCGTTTTGTCTCACTTGGTAAACATAGCATGGAGTCTTTAAGTATCTGAATACATTGATCTTTTTCGTCTGGGTGAACATCAATCACAATTGAATCGTGTACAGTATTACAAATTTTTGATTTCATATTTTTCATTGCCTTGTCCAACTTAACTAATGCAATGGGTAATAAATCAGCAGTTGCAAAACCTTGAACAGGGTAGTTACAAATAGCAGTTCTGTTTGTTGCAGATCCCCACTCTGTCCACCTAGCATCGGGGAAAGAATACTCCCTGCCCGATGGTAATTTAATTACTTTATTTGTTACGGCTTGTTTCTCAAGTTCTTTGTGCCACTCCGTAACTTGTTCATATTTTTCTTTAAATCTTTGATAGTATTGTTGCTGACTTCGTGTACCACTAACACCACCATACAAAGGTTTGAATGTATGTGCCTTTGCTTCTTGTCGGCTGCACCCTATAATAGATGCAGTATAGTTGTGTACATCTGTACCCTCAAGAACATCTTGGTAAACTTGAGAATCTTTTGCAAGAAATCCTGCAACCCTAAATTCCAATTGAGAGTAGTCACCCTCAAGTATAAACCCCCCATCAAATCTACTTTCAACAACTTTTCGTATAGCAAATGTAGAACCTCGTGGCATGTTTTGAAAGTTTGGATTGCGACTAGACAGACGACCCGTAGCCGTAACACATTGCATAAACTCTGGGTGAATAAAACTGTTGTCATCCACATTGTTTTTCATTCCCTCTACAAAGGTTGAAAGGTATGTTCGCAACGCATTGTATCGTGAATACGCTGAACAAAACTCGTGGGCATCACCTTCTAATTCAGATAGTCTATCCTCAAGGGTTGTCTTGTCTGTCTTGAATCCTGCTGATGCCGTATCCCTAACTGTTCGTGGTATTAACTTAAATCCTGCAACTTCTCCAGTAGAAGTATAAACTATGCCCTTGCCCATACAGGCTTTGCAAACACGTCTTGCTTTACCCATAGAACCATCCTTTTTTTTCATTGTAATTCTACCTGTACCAAGACAGTGTTTACATTGATTACCTATTGTTTTGTACACCACGTCAGTCATGTTGCGAACATGCCTTACAAAGTCTGTGTGTTTCATACGAGTTCGCATCTTCGGTTTAATTGTGTTGCCCCTCATCTCGTGTCCTAGATTAAATGTAATTGACCAAAGATTTTTATCTTTTACTTTCCTTGAATACAAAAGGACACTCTTATCGTCTGGACTAGCTAGATTGACTGGAGTATCTCCCATAGCCTTTTTTGCTAACTCACTCAACTTCTTTTCCAACAAAAACATTTCTGTTTCGTACTCTTTCTCTATCTGATCTAAAGTATCTAGGTTTACCTTTAGTCCGTTTGTTTCTACCCTAGATAGTGTGTCTACCATTTCAAATGATAGTTTAAGTGTTTCTTTCATATAGTTCCTCAAATGTTAAGCCAAAAGCTTCTAATTGTTTAAGTGCAACCTGTTCAGTTGCAACCACGTCTACTTTACCATACTCCTCAACTATTTCCAACGGAATATCATAAAAGGTCTTACCTTCTTTAAGATACGGAGAAACCAAATCCGTCTCCTTTTGGGTAACGTTATACTTCTTTGCAAGAGCATCGAGTGATAAAGACCATCGTCTTGCTTTTGCTTTAAGATATTCTGCAACCATCGTATCATATATTTCTCCCTCGTAAACAAATCCACACGCACGCAACCAAGTCAAATCAAATTTTATATTTTGCCCAACAAGAACATCAGCCTTATCCAAATCATTTTGTATGCGTTCTACTGTTGTTGACTCATACCAATTCTTTTTATCTTTGTGATAGAAAAATTCGTAGTTAACTTCTTCGTTTAAAAGCCATTTCCAACCCACTGATACTAAACGATTATTAAAGTAGGGCAGTGCAGTCGTACCGCCCGATACTTTGTCTTTGTGCGTTGTCTCAACGTCTAGTGTTAGGATATTCATTTTTTAATTTTTCCATTGAGCAGTGAAAACAACACAACTTTTGTTTGATCCGAAACATTTTTGTAAAAATAAACCTTTGCCAACACACTTCGCATCTTTCTTTATGTTCATATGTATACATTAATAATACACCCCTTTCTGAACATCTATCTGTACATTGATCATTCCATGCCACCCATTTACTTTATTTTTTGAAACACAAATGTGTCGCACAATGTTGTCAACCTCACTTGATCCTGTCTTGCCTATACCAATTATAACATCAGCTTCACCCGCCTTTCCTGTCTTGGAATTGTCAAGCATAGCATAATCTATAAATTGTCTGTCGTGAGCATCGTAACTTGCTTGGCTAACTGCCCAAACCAAACAACTATTTCGTTTCGCTATCTCTCTTGCAGTAACATAGGTTTCTTTCAATCGTTCATCTCCACGATTGTATTCACCCTTGATTCTGAATTTGTCAAGCTGATCACAAAACATAATGTCTGGTTTGTTCAGTTTAGCGTACTCGTCAACTTCTTCAATAGAAGTTCCCACCGAGTCCATTATAACTAGATAAGGTTCTATCTCTGTTCTGTACCTATCTAGTAAATCAAATCTTTTTTCTATCATCTCATCTTTAGTCAGTTCAAAATAAGACTGTATTATTCGTAACTTAATTCTACTGGCAGGTTCTTCGTTTGCCCAGTAAACAACTTGGAAACCCTGTTTAATATATGAAGATGCAATAAAACAACAAAAGGTAGTTTTACCTACTTCTGGTCGAGCAAATATAATCCCCAAGTTTCCTCTGTCTAGTCCTTTGATGTGTTCGTTGATCAGATGAAACTTAAATGGAAAGTCATTATCCCCTGCTTCTTCTGTCAACAACTCATCTAGGTTTTTGTCAACAATAGTATAGGTTGTTTTGTCACCTATCCTACCATCCTCAACCACCTCAATTAATTTTTTTAACTCACCAAACTCTTCACTTTCTCCAGTAAAAATATCAAGTGCTTTCTCTCCTATCTGTCTAGCTTTGTCACGCAGCCACAGGTTGTTAACTAAGTCTGTGTGAACATCATCACTAGACTCCAACGGAATCAATTGTGTTATAATCTCTTGTACTCTATTTCTGCTTGAGTTAGGCATTGCAGGGTTTCTGTCGTTAAAGATTCCTTGCAATTCTGAAACAGATAAAGTTCGGTTGTATTTTGTGTGTGAATAAACTAGCGTGTCAAATATCTCACGCAGTTCAGTATCAAACATTTCTCTATCAATCTTGTTTTTGACCTTTGAGAAAAAATCAATGTTAAGACAATATCCTAATACTTGTCGGTCAATTGATATACCGCTTGATAAACTCATCTCTTTCCCCTCTATTCATATCTTTCAAATCCTTGTTCAAAACAATTAGTTTAGTTGGAACATAGTTCCGTAATTTTCTTATTAACGATATTGCCTTACTTGTTGCATCTTTGTCAAGTGCTACATAAACTTTTTTAAATTTTTTTATAATTTCAATGTGTTCGTCTAACAAAGATGTTCCCATCAAAGCCAACCCTGTTGTCAGTCCAGACACACTACAAGCTGAAGGACAATCTTCCACAATGATTATATTGTCACTCTTGCCACAAATAAATGGTTCTTTATTGTCACCATATCTTTTCCATTTAGGTTTTCTGTAACCAAGACTCCTACCAGTTGCATCTACTATTCTTCCATTACTAATACTTTTGACAAGAAACACTACTCTGTCTTGTTGAAAGTCATACCTAATGTCAGCTAGTCCAGACAAGTAAGCATCATAAGAGTTTACTTCTTTTACATAATTTTCTGCATTAACACTGCGGGATAAAGAAACAAATGTGTCAGGTAAAACAAACTCACTTGTTTCTTTCTTTTCTTCTTTTTCTATTTGTTCTTTAAATGCAACCTTTGAATTTTCTTTTGTCAGTTGTACACCAGTTGAACCACCAGTATTACAATCAGCATGAAAACAATTCCAAAGTCTTTCAAATCCTGTATCAGTTACACTAAAGGTATTAATTCTATTGCATACAGGACAATCCCCACGATAACGCCCGTAAGGAACAACATATAAACTTCCCACATAATCTTTTATCCAGTTGGAGTTTGGCATTTCTCTAATTGCTCTATGATATTATCTATACAGTTTTTAATCGTGGTTTCTGTTCCATCATTGTCTTTCGGAAAAGTGTCAAACTTTGTTAGTCGTGCTTGTCTTCTTATGTCATACATATCACACAACATATCACTTATATTCATAAATTTCCCCTTTCTATATTTGTCAGCAGTATAGTCACGAATAAATTTTATTGTCAACAAAATAAATAAAATAAATAATTTGACACAATTTTTAAACCATGTTATGTGTGTGTAAACCCGTTGGGAGATACACCTACTATGACTAGACCAAACAAAATACTTTCTGAAACAATGTCATACAATTTGACAATAGAAAAGAAAGATCACAAAGAGTTGAAAGAATATTCAGCTAAAGAAACAGAACGCTTTAATCAACAGATAAGCGTTGCTGACTTAATACGAACTTCTGTTAAGTTATATCTT